CCCTTGTCGTTGTAGAACTTGTCCAGCGTCAGCCCGCCATCCCTTAGCAGCTTGCCGCGATCTGCGCCGAGGATTTGATCCTGCCTCGATGCGGGCTGTTTCTTGATCCAGTCCGCGTAGCTCATGTCCGCCGCTACCTGCCCATCCATCGACGCCCGCGTGGTCGGCGAGAAGTCATCGATGTTGAGTCCTAGCTCTCTCCAAGACTTCGTGATCGGCACCGAGCTTGAACGGCAGTTCCAATGAAGTCGGCCAGGGCCACCGAGCCACGGTACCGCGTGACCTATCGGGCGATGATCGACCGGCTGATAACGCAGATTGTCTCGAATGCGGCACGGCTCTGATGTCCGCGTGTCCAGCGTCGAAACCCACTGCACCGCCTTTATCAAGTCCGTGTTGGCATCGTAGAACCGATCCCGCGTGAACCCTGCGGTGTGGCTGATCGCCGTCCTGACGACTGCCTCCGCTTGCCTGCGGTCGATCTCGATGATGCCGTCGCTGTAGCCCTTTGCCTTCGTGCCTCGAATCTTCCGAACGATCTGGTCGGTGGTCATCTGCTCGATGAAGCCCTGCCGCACCGTGTCCCGAATGCGCGTCATGCGCCCGGCTTCAACGCTGCCCGCCCACTCTCTTAGCAGCCTGCCCTGAAACGGTCGAGACAGCGCCGCCGCGTAAACCTGTGCGACGTTCACCTCAGCCACCCCGACAGATGCAATCACCTGCGGAGGAATCGCGGCATTGAACAAAGCCAGTTGATAACCGGCTTCGTACTCCACCAGCCTGCGGACTTCAGAGGACATTTCCTCCCCGATCTGCGCGTATGCCTGTGCGTTCAACTGACGGACAGAAATCAGCAAGTCTTCAAGACGTTGAACCGAGAACGTCGCCGGGGTCATCCGCTCAAGTGCTTGCGTCAGTTCAGCGAACAAACGCGCATCGGAGCGGTTGAGCAGCGCAATCATCCTGCGGACGACTTCATTGCTGTACGCGGCCATGTCTACCGCGTGACCAACAGCCTTGTCTGCTAACTCCTCGTTTGCGTTCATTGCATCAACAGCAGCGCAGCCAGCATCGCAGCGCGGTTGCGGTTCTTTCTCAGTCTCTCAGCCTCTGCCGATGTTTCCTGCGCGGTGCTGATCGCGTCAATCGCAATCTGCTGACTCAACGCAGCCTGTAGCGCGTCTGCCTCGGTCCGTGCCGCTGTTGCCAAGTCATCGTAGGCAACAACCTCGACCACCTCTGCAACCGCTTCGGCAAGTTCCCGAGCCTTGGCACGTTCCTCGAAGTCTCTGCGAATCGCCTCACGCAAGCCTGCCAGAGCGCCGCCGCTGGCTTCCTGAGCCATCGACCCGACTGCCGACACCTCGAAGGATGCCGAGCCCGACATGAACCCGGTTGGAGCCTCAAGCGTGCCGACTGCCGTGATTGATACGGTCGCCGTCCCGCTGATTGATCCGGGCGGACGTTCGACGCCATCACCGAACCATTCACCCGGCCATGACCCGAGCCATTCGCCTTGCATGTCAGTCGCCGTTCAGGCTGTTGATCGTGCGGGTTCCTGCGCTGTAGCCTCCGTCAATCCGTGTCGTCGTGCCGTCGATGCCAACAAATACGGGGTTGGCACCTTCCAGACCTGTAGCAGACCCAGCCGCGTGCGAGGCGATGATCCGCAGAATCTGTTCCGCCGTGTAGCCTGCCTCGATTGCTCGTGCCCACACTGCGATGGCAACGCTTGTCGGGGTCACGCCGGTCGTGTCTTCCGTTGTCCCTGACATGTGCCCGATGGCATACGAAACCATCGTGCCGGTAACCTGCATCGAAGCAGTTCCGACAGCAAACCCCAGACCGTTCGCCGTGCCCGATGTCGTGAGGGTGAATGTCGCTTCACCACTTCCATTCAGCGCAGCAAACGCAGCACCCGAGGCCGAGAGCGTCAGTGCAGCCGTGCCGATGGCCGAAGCCACCAACTGACCGACCGCCGTTGCCGATATCGCCAGCGACGTCGATCCGCTGCCGTTGACCCCTTCCGCGCCCGCACCCGTCACGGACATCGAGACGGATGTGTAGTTGTGCGAAGACATCCCGCCCGCTGTTCTCGGCATGAACCAAGACGATGGCGACAGATGCCCCGAGGGGATGCCGGACAGGTAGCTCATGGCCTGAAACCTGTTCGCCATCATTCCCGGCTTGCTGAAATTGCTTCTTTCAATGCTCGCAATCGTGCCGCTCAAGAATCGCCCGGGCGACTTGTGCAAGACGGAACGATTGCCGAGCAGCATTACGACCAGCCCAATTCCAGATGCCCGCTGATCGGAGACGCAACCGGAGTCGCAGCACCGGCAAGCATCAGCCACGCGAGGCACGCCCCGTCATACACCTTCGGCATCGATGCGAACTGGTTGACCAGATCGCGCTCGGCAGTGACGCCCAATGTCGTGATTGGGAGAGTCAGGAGAGGCTTGCACAACACGAGGTTGAGCACGCCGGAAACGTAGCTCACAGATATCGTCACGGTCTGCACCGAACGGATGCCCGCATCGCCCGCCTGTAGGGGCATGAATGGCCCGTACTTGCCGGAGCCTGTTCCTGAATAGACGATGCTCGTGACCGCCGCCGCCGTGTTGCCAATGGGCAATGTGGTCGGTGTGGCCCTGCTCGCCGTGCCTGCGCTGTTGGTGTAGCTGCTGAGGCTCAGGTTTGGCGTAGCCGCCCCCATCACCGTAGAAGGCGTGAGGAACGCTTGAACGCCCGCGCCGTCCGTGTATCGAGGAAGCGTTACGGTGTTGTTCAGGGTCTGCGCCGTCGTCGTGGTGACGGTCGTGATGGGATAGAACCCGAGCAAGTCCACCAGCATCAAGACGCAGGGTGCCGTGGTCGCTGCCGCAGTCTGAGCCGCAGCGGTCAGCAGGTGCTTGTAACCCGTTCCACCTCCGACGTTCCCGCCGTGCTGAATGCCCGTTGCGCTCGCCGTCGTGTCGGTCAGTGCCTGAAACGCGAGGTTCGTTCCTGTTCCAAGGATCGTGTCGGCAGGAGGATTGCCGCCGCCACGGAACAACGAGTACCAAAGGCCCGCGGTGTGCGCGGTTGTGCCAAACGTGGACTTCTGCCAGTCGGCACGGTAGAACTTGCCGTTGGTTGAAATTTCGTTTATTAGACTGTCTTGAGAGGTAAAACCGGCCATGTCAGCCCCAGGTAGTTTCAATCATGCCGTGAATAGGCGCGGCAGAAAGGGTGCCATTTGGCAGTGTCAGGAAGTTCAGATAGGCGTCATCCTCGATCTGAGGTAACGCCGTCATGTCCGTCAGGTAATCGATCTCGGTCGGTGCGTCGATTCCTCGAATGCTGATCGAGGCCAGAGGCTTCACGAGGACAAGAGCGAACAGGCCCACATCGCCCACACCGCCCATCGTGACCGACTCCACCTGCTGAACACCTGAACTGCCCGCAGGCAGGCTCAAGAATGGCCCGTTGTTCGCATACGTCGCGCCCGACCGTTGGCTGTTCAGGATTGTCCCGTTCACCAGTTGCGTGCTCATCGTGGCCGTGTTCGTCACCAACCCCGTCGTGCCCGATGCGTCCGTGTACTTCACCGTAAACGTCTGCCCGCCCGTATGACCTGCCACAACCACCGGCATCATCTGGACACCGACTCCATCCGCGTGACGCGGTAGCGGGGTCGTGTTGTCCATGAACTGCTCATCGAGAACCGACTCATCGATGAAGCCGTAGAACCCGATGTAGTCACACAAGATCATCTGCAAAGGAGTCGCCGCAGCGGTCGGTGTCATCACCATCAGTTTGCGGAGGAACTTCTTAGCCGGGGAAACATTCCCCCCATGCCGAAGCCCGCCGTCTGTGCTTTGCCTCAGAGCGGTAAAAACAGTCGGTGTGCCGATGTAGTAATTAGGCGCAGGGTTGCCCGGAGACATCGACAGATCGAACCACACGCCCGCGCCCGTGGTCTGTGTGGCTTGCTTGCGAAACGAGGCATACAGATACTGCCCCGCGTCTTGAGCGTCAGCCAAAACCCGAGCATTGGCGAAACCGGCCATCAGTCCGCCGTCACGTCCAATTCACCGATGGCGAACTGCGGCTGAATGCCGGAAGTGACGTTCAGAGTCGCAGACAACGCGCCACTGACCAGAATCTGACCCGCGCCGCTAGAGGTGGTCACCACAGAGAAGTGCGTGATGGCATTCGTTCCGCCCGTGGCCTGCGGGAACTGAATCAGCGCAGCATTCGAGAACGTCGAGCCGCCGTCAGTCCACGCCGTCGCACGGGTCACCGCAACACGGGCATAACTGGTGTAAGTCGCCTCGCTGGTCGTTGCGCTGCCTGCTTCGCCAGGATCGGCGGTGTGCAACGCGATGTAGTGCGTCACGTCCGCACGCCAGGATGGATCTGTACCGACCAACATCGCCTTGAGGATGTCGTTCTCGGTGGTGTTTGACATTGACATTGGGTTACTCCATAACCGCGCCGGTCAGATTGCCGGAAGCGTCTTCGATGAATCTGACCGCGCCGCCCTTTTCGACGGCAACGTTGACGTTTGGTGGCGCGATGTTCACTACGCTCGCGGGTTGCTCGGGAACATTGACCGTGATGTTTGGAGACTCGACGTTGATCGCCGGGAACTGCACAACCGGAGCCAATGCCTGCGGAACATTCACAACCGCAGCTGGGAACTGAATGCCTGCGATGGCTTCGGCAATCGTCCTGCCCAATTCAGCAAAGTCGATGGGCTCAGGTTGAGCCATCTGCACCGCTGTTTGTTGTTCGCTTGGAGCGGAGGTTTGTGCTGCTGGCGAGGACGGTTCTGATACGCCAGCGGGGTCAATCG